TTTCGGAAGGACCACTTGTTAGAGAGGTGGAGGATGTGCTCAAAGTAATCAGAGATTCGGTCAGTCCTGAATCTGTCGATGTCCAAGACGTATATGTTGTTTTCTGAGTCAATGCCTATCACCACTATAGCTGTGTAGTCAGCACGTTTACCTAAGCTAAATGCGAAGTCAACAGCTGCGAATACATTTAGACGACGATCCTTGTAGAACAGATACCCGTTGTCTTCCCTTACGTGTTTCTGTTCGTAGTATTGGAACTTATCGGATGACACAGGTACGTTGTCTGGGTCAGATGGATCGTTGTAGTACTGTGCTCTAAACTGCCCTTTGTCTAAGTACTGACCACGTTTCTTTGCTAGGATCTTCATGTCAAAGCCGAACCACTTACCGTCCTTGCGTTGACTACGAGGCCATAACATCTGACCTGTACCGTCACCCCTGTCTTCTACTGGCTTTTCGAAGATCTCGTAGATGTTGTCTTCACCAATCTTCTCACCCTTGTCATCATATAGATCCTCTGTCATTTGAAGAAGATCGTTATACAAGTCAGCTGGATGGTAACGTGTACCTACGACCCACTCTTTCGCTTCAGCCCCTTCAATAGACGAGAGAAGAGAGTATTGGCTTTTGACTTTATTACGTCCTTCGCCTGTGTAAGCATTCTCGTACACAACGACATCATCCAAGACAGCAATGTCGCAGTGAAGTCCTGTAAGTGACGTAGTAAGACCACCAGTGAAGATCGAAGGATCTCTAACATTTTCTTTTTTCCTTAAAGGATGGTCTAACATAATCTCTGAGTTAGTCCATCGAGTTCGTTTACCTTCGTCAGCATGGACATGGTCAGGCCAGTACCGACGGAATGTATCAGATGTGAGAATACCCTTGACAAAACCTAATTGCTTCTCAGCTAGGTTAGCTGTAGCAGATATGTATAGTATACGCAATGTTGGGTTCTTTGTCAATTCCCAAGCGACACGATATGCAATTAATCTTGACTTACCGTGGTCACGAGGGAACAGTAGTAGCTGATGAGACTTAGCACCCTCACGTGTCCACCAGTTACAGACATCCTCATGGCATTGCCCTAGGACTTGTTCAGGTGCTACAAGCTTAATGAAAGTAACTAAGTCACTCTCAGCTGCGTGACGTATTTGCTCTAGGGTAGCCAAGGTTTACTCGGGCCAGTCTGCTATGGGTGCATTCCCCGTTGGGTTTCCATCTGCATCCGTAGGCGCATCGAACAACGCCATGAATGCGGTGTGATCTGCGGCAGCATCAATAGCCGCCTCTATTGTGTTTGACGCTGTGCGGATAGCTGCACGGGCTGTCAGAACATTTGCGGGGACAGTGTAATCGGCAACCTCAGATGCCTTGATAACCATCCAATCTGTGGGCTGTAGCAACCCACCTGCCTGTGCTTTGATCGTGGATTTCCACTGTGACTTTAGGCCAAGAGTGACAACCTGATTACCGTCCTCGTCCAAGACAGGGTTGTTGTCTACGTCCACCTCGTTCACATCGTCCAATGCTTTAGGTGTATTGGCATCCCAATAGAACCGACTGTCATATGTTGATGCATCAGCTTCCCAAGTCAGACCAGCCGCAGCTTTGTCTGCCTCTGACCATGTGGCCCAGTTGCTAGGGTGCGTAATACCATCGTTGTTCGTCCAAGACTTGCCAACTCTGATGACCTTTCCACTATATTTCCAAGGCATGTTGGCCTCCTATCTTGCGTTACTGTATTTGAATGGGTTCTCGGCAAATGCCATGTAGATGTAAGTGCCGCCTGATGCATTATGTGCCGCAGTGTTCTGACGATACTTAAAACCGTTAGATAAAAAGTCTAACATTGTGTAACCAGAAGACGTTCCCTCTTGTTCTGCATTGGATAAATCAGGAAACAATGCCCTATTTACAACGTTGTAAGTGCTTCTAGTATTATCAATTATTGTCCAGTTTGCAGCGCTGTCAGTTCGTTTCAGCATCACAAACGCAGGTCTAAACCCAGTGTACACAAACGGCCCATCTGTCGATCCGTTCCCTATGAAGCTGCCGATTTTAGAATAAGATTCGACGCTGTGGAAACAGTAGGCGATGTGATTAGCACCTGATTGATTGGTGTAGTTATCATAAACAGTAAAGACTGTAGAGGAATTTGAGTCAGGCCCACCATTTCCTGCCGCATTGGCTAAATCTAAATAAAAATAATCATAAGAACCATCAATGGCAGTTGTAAAAGAGGCCCACTCAATAGCAGCACTACGGTTTTTTTGCAGAATAAGTTGCGGAAATTGTGTTAATCCGTGACCGACAGTAGAACCAGAAATGCCATTCCCAGTATAACCAACAATACTAAACCCAGCCGTTGTGTTCGCTGACACTGTGCTAGTGATGGAGCCATCGGTGTTGGTTGTGCCAGATGTGTTGTCGGCTTTCCAGTTCCATGCGACGTAGGATGCACTATTTTCATTTGTGCCAATTTTACTATCTAAACTAAATCCATCCGCATCAAAAGATGTTACACCATCAAGAGATGCGTAAGTAGCTTCTGCTGAAGTTGCGTTTGTATAGAGGCCATTAGCAACCCCACGAACACTGTCAAAAACTCGGTGATAGTAAGCAATGCTTCTAGTCTTAATCCAAGTAAAGTCAGGCTGGAACCCTACACCTGTAATACTCTGCGTTGAGGCATTACCTGTATACAACACAGTATTAAAATGCTCAGACGGATCAGCAATAGCAGGATCAGGCAGGTTATCTGTACACAGTGCTAGGTATCCCGCTGGTGGCTCATAGTAGAAGTCACCAATGCCGTTTGCGTCTTGGTATCCTTGGGCTGTTTTGTTACCTGCGAAGGAACTGTCTTGGCCGAAGTTGGCATATTGCCTAGATGATTGAACAGTAATGCCACCGACAAAAGTTCCAGACAAGGAACTAAACGCAGTGCCTTGGCTAGTATTATTGTGATAAAATGTCATTGTGCCGCTATCCAAATCTAAAGCACAACCAATAACATCTCCCGCACTAAATCCTGTGCCATAAGCTGCCGACGAATTATTATTATATGTTACTCCAGTGTAAAAATAAGAATAACTATTTGATTTCTTTCCTAAATACATATTGTTTTCAGAAAAGAATGTTGAAGGTTCATCAACATTCATCCAACCAACGGCAG